CTTTTCGATACGGGCCTGCTTGGCGGCGGCGTCGCACTTAGCGGCGGCGTCTTCGTAGCCCGCGGCCCACGTGGCATAGAACAGCCCGGCGATGGCGACGACAACGGCAGCGCCTGCGAACCAGCGCCAGCCGCCGGAAAGAAACCAGACGACAAAGCGGGCTTCCATCATGCCGCGGCCCTCGCTCGCGAGAGGAGCGGCGCAAGATCGCCGACCGCTTCACCCGACCAGGCGCGCTCGGCCTTGCGGCGCTCGCGCGCGGCGTAGAGCGCCCAGCCGGCGCCACCAACCGCGATGGCGACACCTACGATCGTGAGGACCATGAAGACCAGATCGATGGTCTTGTTGGTGCCGACGAGCGGCTGTAGTTGTGCCTGTGCGGTCTGCACCGCCGTGACGCCGGCGCCGCCGCCGAGCCCCGTCTGCACGCCGGCCTCCGTGGAAACTGCCGGCAAGGCGACATCGGACACCACGGCCTTGGCGTCGCCGCCATCTTCGTGCACCGCGATCGGCTGCGGGCCAACCGATCCGGAGGCCCAGGCCTGCCCGGTGAGGACCACGTTGGCGACGCGCTTTCCCCACCCGCCGCCGAACGCACCCCAGGTGGAAAGGTGCTGCAGCATGCCGAGACGTCGCGAGCACATATCGGCGATTAGGGCATCGTGGTCGGGGTGAGCCTTGACGGCTGCGAGCGTCGCTTCGCCGAGATCCCCGTCGGCGGTGACGCCCACGGCGCGCTGCAGCCATTTGGTTGCCTGCGACGGACCGCTGTTCACCGCCGCATCGAACACGGCAAAGTCGACACCGGACGGCAACGCGTCGAACCTGATCTTGTCGGCGTACTGACGCCGGTAGATGTCGTCTCGTTCGGCATCTGTCATCAGCCGCACGCTGCGGGTCGGCTGGCCCTTGGATCTCCGGTAGCCGTCATAGACGCGCTGGATGATGCCCTGATTGGTCGGGCCGCCGGGATCGCGGGGATCGTTCGAATACCCGCCCTCATAGACGAGAACGCGTTTGAGTGCTTTGCTGTAATTGACCTTCACGACGGCTTGACCCCGTGCGGGCGCGACAGCGCCTCACTCCGGATTCAAGATGCATCCCGAAAGGACCCGATTACACCCGGACAGTCGTCCGCGGTCAGAACAGCGACCCTTGCCGCTTGTCCTTGCTGGCGCCGCGATGCGCGGCCCGATGACGGCGCACGGTACGCTCGGAGATGCCATTTCCGCCAGCGATATCACGAGCTGACTTTCCCGCAGCGTTCGCTTCGTGAACGTTGCGTGCGATAGTCCGTTGCAGCGCCTTGAAGGCGCCTCCCTCCACCAACGGAATATAGAACCGCTGTCCACTGCTTCCGCCGACGGCCAAGTGGGCGCAGATCAGATCAGCCTTTGCCCGACCCACGCACCGGGCTAACGGGTGATCGTCGCCGCACGATGCTGGAATGTAGACGTCCTTGCCACCGTACTCAGCGCAGATCTGCAAGGCGGCGGCTTCCCCCGCGACCTCGGCAATCTCTGCGAGCACGCCCGGAAGTCTCATGCCATCACCAGCCCCACATAGGTGCACGTGACCGCCGAAGCGAGCCGGGTGCGGCAGCGCCACACCAGGCGGACCGTGTAAGTGCCGTCGCGGCGCCGGAACGCCTGGCTGTTCGCGCGCTCGTAACCCTCGCCGCGCCAGTAGGCGTCGGCGGCGCCGATCGGCGGGCACGCCACGATGATGGCGTCGAACTGCACCGCGCCGCGCTTCGGTGACCGCTTGCGGTTCATGGCTTCTGCTCCCCACGCGTCTCATCAGCCAACGCGGCGTCCTTGACCGGTGCGGAAAGCGAACCCACCAGTGCCCGCACCGCGCCTTCGTGACGCGCCAGGATGGCCAACAGGTTCGAAGCGCGGCCGATCATCAGGGCGTTGTTGCGCAGATCGGTCAGCACGCGCGTCGAGGCCTCGCTCGGATACCGGGCGTAAAATTCTTCGACCTTCTCGTTGCCCATGGCTTCGCGATGGGCGACGAGGCGCAGCTCGAACGCCAGCGACGCGAAAGTGTCATCGGGAAGCCGTTCGGGCGACGCGGTCATGCAGCGCGACCTCCCGCCGCTCCGACGCGATCGAGGGCCGAGTAGCCGACCGGTGGATCGCCCAGGATGAGGGCCGTGAGGTCGCGGGCGGGCGCCAGCTGTCGCGCGGTCCGCTCCGCCAGCGTGGCTGCCGGGACGCTTCGCGGACGATCGTAGAGTTCTGGATTGCCCGCCGGCCGTCCCACCGGGCCGAGGCTGGGAAGCCCGGCCTTGAGCCGGGCGCGGATAGAGCCGACGGTTCGACCGGTCTCCTCAGCCATTTCGGCGACCGTGTACCCGAGCGACTTCTGCATCCGCCGCAGATCCACGAGTTCGTCGTCGGTCCAGTCCCAGAGCGGGCCTTTGAGGAGTTCGCGGACGTCGTATCCACTGCAGTTGAACGCGGCCGCGATGTCGGCGATGCCGCGGCGGTCGGCGAGCATCAGGCGGACCTGCAGACGCTCCTGAGCGAGCCAGATGCGGGACATGGTCAGCCCTCCTGCTCGCTGCGCTCGCGGCGCTTCGCCAAAGCGGCGCGCAGCTTGCGGCCGAGCGCTATCTGGACCTGGTCGTAGTCGCGCGGCGCGAAGAACTCCCAGCCGTTCTTCCAGGTGACCCGGTACGCGTAGGCCGGCAGATCGCCCAAGGGCTCCGAGGGAATGAACGGCTCGACGGCGCCGAGGCGCACCAGGCGCAGCCACTGGGCGTCGAGGATCGCGCGCTTGTTGGCGACGACGTCGCGATCGTCCACCGGCCACACGACCTTGCCTTCGCGGCCGATCCAGGATTTCAGGCCCTCGATCGCCGAGGCGGCCGCGCGCGGCTCGCGCAGGAAGCGGGTGTGGCCGACGCCGGTCTGACGTTCGAGGAACGACAGCATGGCGCGGTCGGTGCGGTCGCGCACGATGCCGAGATTGTAGGCGGCGATCCACAGAGCCCGCATCTTCTTGGCGACGCCGCCGTCGAGCCCGGCGACGGCGCCGATCGGCCGGTTGGTCTCGCCGGCGCTGGTGCGCAGCGTCGTGATCACCCGGTCGGCATCGACCGCCGTGAGGTGGCGCGCGGAGCGAACGCCTGCCTCGCGTTCGAGAAAGTCCCGATACGTGTCCTCATCCAGGCCGGCGCGCTTGGCGAGGCCGTGGATGAAGCCGAGCTGCTTCGGCGTCGCCATGGGAGCGTTCAGGCTCATGACTCGGGCCTCACCGCGCGACGATCGTGGACCAGAATTGCTGCCGCGATTTTGTCGAAGGGACACGTATGTTCAGACGCACTGACATCGACGGTGACAGAGACACCGGCACTTTCAAAGCAGAGGCGGTGTTCGAGAAGTACGCCGCCACGGAAGGTGAGTACCTGCCGAACGCGGCCATCCTTCGCGCACGTCAGCACGAAATCCCGAACCTGATCGAATTCCGACTCCTGCTGCGCGAAGGCGGAATAGGCCTCCGGAAGACCCCAGTCCGCACCGCGCAATTGTGTTGCGAGCCGAACCTCGTCATCCGTCGGTGCCCATGCGTTGGGGTGCATTTTGGAATTGATGTTGCGCGCCTCAAGGCTGCGCTGTTCTGCAGCGACCTCGGGAGGCGTATAGGTCAGTGTGTATCCCTTCTCGAATTGTTTCTTGAGTTGCTCAAAGGCAAGCGTCGTCATTTTCACTTCCTCCGGGTTTGAAGAGCGGTTGAATAGGCCTCCGCGAGACACCGGCAGGTGACCGGCGCCTCGCTCTTGCGGATGGTGGAGTCGACGACCTCGCGGACGGTGCGCGCGGGTGCTCGCCGGTACCGGATCGTCGTCTCGCGGAAGATCAGGTGATAGCCGGCCGCGTTCGCCTGCTTGGTCCAGCCGAAGCGAACCGTGCCACGCCCCCCCCTGACAGGGATTTCGCCCCCCGTATAGTCGAGGACCGGCGACGCGCAGTTGTCGAACACGAGCGTGCCGCGCCGGCCGCGCGGATCGGCTTTCGCAACGGCGCACTCGGCCGCCCGCTCGGCTTCAACAATCAGCGGGAAAGTGAGCTGCGCCGTCGGTGCGGTTTCGAGAGCACCGATCATGATTGCCTCCGGGTGCGGCGCCTGCGGATGCAGAGTTCGAGTTCGAGCGTATTGAGCGCGGCCTCGAACAGGTCGAGGCGCGGCATGTGGCGGCTCTGCCAGAACCGCATGGTGTCGACGCCGACGCGTGATCGCTTCGCGATCTCCGCGAATGTGGTCTTCTCGGCATTCATCGCGGCGAAGAACTGGCGAACGAGCGGGTGTGCGTGCGGCGCTATCGCGATCTGGCCCCGACGGTTGTTGCCGGAGTAGTTCACGACGCAGCCTCAGCGATCTCCATGGCGAGCGGTTCGACCGCAAAGTCCTCGCCTGCAGAGCCGATCGACACACCGGCAATCGTCGCGGCGAGTTTTTGCTCCTTGAGCATCGCCTCCTTGTCGATCTCCTCCTTGGTGCGGATGAACTGCTTGAGGCCGAGCGTCTTGATCCGGGCGATGACGTCCTCGACCTTGTCGCGCAGCGTCACCTTGGCGGGGCGGGCGCGCCACATCACCGTGCCGGTCGCGAAGACCGCGTTCTTGCGCGTGAACACCGCCGTCAGCCGGCTGCGGTTCGCTTCGCAGTAGGTCTTGAGGCCCTCGGTTTCGGCCTTGAGCAGGGCACGGACGGGCGCGGCGCTGGCGCCGGCTTCTGCCGTGATGGCGGCGATCCGATCGTTCGCCGCCGCTTCGATGCCTTCGATCTGGCGCATCAGCGTGCCGATACGGGCGATGGCGGTTTCGGCCTCCTGATCGCTCTGCGGGACCGGCAGGTTGAGCGCCGGAGTTTTCGTCTTCTTGGCCATCAGGTGTCGTCTCCTTGGATGCGGGGCGGGAGTTCGGCGGTGGGCTGGACGTAGCCGAGCGCCGTGAGGGCGATAACAAGAGCGCCGATGACGGCCTCGAAGTCGGGGGTAGACAGGAAGGCCTGTGTCCCCTCGCGGTGCATCACGCGGACCTGTGCGAGCAGCTCGGCGGCGCCGGCCGCGACCGCGTCGAGATCGCGGATGCGTTCCGCCATGGCCACAATGGCGGCAAGTGAGGCCGACATGGAGCCGTGGCGCGGACGCGTCAGGATGGTGTCGACGACGGCGAGGACGTCGACATCGGCGACCAGGTCGGCGAAGGTCGGGGAGGGGGTGTCCGTCATGAAAGCTCTCCGCCCTGCAGCGGCACGCGGCGGGGGATCGCCGGCAAGATGGCGACCTTCTCGTCGGCGAGCGCGTACCTGGTCAGCAGCGTTGCCTGGACCACAGTAGTGCGCTCCAGCACCGCGGCCTTCTCGATCGCGTCGCCGATCTGACGGGAGAGGGCGCTGCCGGCGTCGTCGAGGATCTTCGCGGCATCGCCAGACGTCCGGATGGCATCGAGCAAGACGCGCAGCGCGATGAGATCGTGGCTCAACATCAATTGCCCTCCCCTATCAGTCGGGAATGCGGGCAGCCGTTGCGGCAGGCACGGTAGAGCTTCGAGCGGATCGACGAGGTCGCGCTGCGGGGCATCTTCTGCTCGTCGAGACAGCGGTCACGGCCGACCTCGCCGAGGATTGGACACTGAACCACAAGGCCCATCAGGGCGCCGCGGACCTTCTCCTCGACGCGCTTGAGATCACCCGTGTAGCTGTTGGTGAACACGTGACTGACCACGGCCTGCGAATAGCCGATGCGCTCGGCGGCGAGCCGCTGGGATGTCTGTCCGGCGAGCAGCGCCAGTTCCTGCACCCAGTCCGGCAACAGCTCGCCCCAGGCGGCTCGCGCCTTGGCTAGGAAGTCGTGGCCGGAATTGGAGCCCGCCTTCGGTCCGCGGTTCATGATGCCACCTCCGTTTCCAGGACCGCGTCGTCGAAGAGTCGGCGGCGCAGGTTTCGGTCCCAGACCACTTCCGTGACGAGCACGGAGGGCGACAACGGCCCGGTGTTGCAGTCCGGCTTGAGGCGGTAGACCGGCGGCTTGCCGGCACGGACTGTGAGGTAGCCGGCACATGCGAGCTGGTTGATGTAGCGCTGTGCTGTCTTGGCTGGGACGGGCTTGTCGATGGTGGCGGCGAAGGCCAGCTCTTGGCGGGAGAACTGGCGCAGCGCCCGCATGGCACGCCACAGGCGGTCCTTGATTGGTTCTTCGATCGTGCTGCCGTCGAGGCGTAGCCGTGGCGCCTCCTTCGGCCGCCTCAACAGCCGATAGACGTTGGCCGAGGTCGCGCCGGAGAACGGGATACGCTCTTTGATCTCGGCGATGCCGCCCGCGACCAGGCGGGCGATGTAGTGCTCGACCGACTGCCGCTGGGTATTCGTCTCGGCGGACACCACGGCCGAAGTGAACGCGCCGTGCTCCGCGTCCAGCTCGCGGATCAGGCGCCAGTAGTCCTCGTAACCACGCGGCAGCTTGACGCGGAGTTCGAGCATCTCGGGGATCGAGCGGGCCGCCATGTCACGCCGCCGTCTGCAGCTTGTTGCGCTCGAAGGGCTTGACGTTGCGGGCCGTGGGCGGCTCGCCGGTATAGAAGGGCTCGGCGCCCCACTTCTTGGCGTCGACCGTATGCAGGCCCTTGTTGCGGGCGAACTCGCCGACGCGCGCGACGTTGACGACGATGCGCCGCGCACGGCCCTGGCTCTGCCGCAAAATGAGGTCGAGCAGGTCGTCAGTGATGGCAATCTTGGGCGCGAAGGCGTTTGCCAGCGCCTTGGCGTCTTCCAGGTCGCAGGGCTGCGCCTGGAACCAGTCGAGGACGCGGTTGTGCACACGCTCGACCGTCAAGAGCTTGTCCGGCAGCCGCTCCTCGCCGATCAGGATCACAGGCGCGCCGGAGTGCTCGTGGATTTCGCGGACGATCTCGATCAGGCCCTTGTCGACGAGCTTGTCGCCTTCGTCGACGATCAGCGGGCGGGCCGGATCGTCGCCGAGCGCGCCGATCACCTTCTCGGCCAGCTCGGCGATGGAGACGCGGGCGCGGAACGTCGAGCCGACCTCGCGCAGGATCGCCTGAAGGAAGGTGCGGCGGGTCCAGCTATCGCCGACCTCGACGCGAATCGCGCGCGTCCGGTTCTGCGCGTAGATGCTGGCGTAGGTCTTGCCGAGGCCGGAATGGCCCGAGCACACGCCGATGCCCGGCAGATGCGGGTCGCGATCGATGAGGCGCTGGGTGAGCGCCATGAAGCGGCCGACGTTCTTCAACGCAACCGGACCCTGGACCTGCGAAACCTGTGTCATGACCTTCTCCGTGGGTTGAAAGCTCGTTCAAGCCTCAAGCCGCGCCCCCGGCCGCCCCGGCATCGCCGAAGACGGTCTTGAAGCCGCGGTATTCCGGACCTTTCTGGTAGCCGGCGAGCCAACGCCGGGCCTCAGGATCGATGGCATCGCCGCGCGCCAGCGACTGCTCGATCGACCGCGCGCGAGTGAACCGATCCCAGTCGGTTTCCGGCTTGCGCAGTGGCACGACGCGCTCACCGCCGGCGCGCGCGTCTTCGGAGAGGAGCTTCGCCTGGATTTCGAGCGTCTCGGCGGAGTGCGTCGGCTCCCAGGTGGTGCCGGCGCTGGTGGCGGCGGCGAGCTGGGGCGTCGCATGCGTCGACGGTGCCGGCGGCGGGAAGGCGACGAGCGTGCCGCTCTCCCGTGCGGACTGGCGCAACACCGCATCGACAAAGTCGCGCGGCTTGAACTTGCGCATCTGCGCCTTGACGTCCGCGGTAGCCTCGGAGACCCGTTGCTTCTGATCAGCAAGACTGGCGGCATGCAGCGCGACCGGGTCGATGCCGGTCAATTCCGGCGAGATCGCGTGGCCGAGGAAGGTCTCGCCGCTCTCGTCGAACAGGTAGGCGCGGCCGAGATCGGCCGGGTCCATGCGCACCAAGACGACGGTGCCGGGATCGATGCCGCAGACGCTGTACTGCGATTTGTTGATCCGAATGCCGCTCTTGGAGACGGTGCGCAGCCCGTCCTTGCCGGCGAGCGGCGCCAGCAGCATGTCGAGGGCGGCGACATCGTCGATGCGGCGCACCGGCTCGCGCCAGGCGGCGGCGACCTGGAATGGCGAGGCGCCGGAGAGGCCGGCATGCGGGCGAGTCTCGTAGCGCTGCGCGATCCAATGATCGCAGTAGTCCTGCAACTCGCTCAGCGTGAGGTCGATGCAGAAGATCTTCTCGGGGCTGTCGCCCAGGCGGGCCGCGAAGCTCTTGCGCTCCTCGATCAGCTTACGGTCGGCGACGCTATGACCGATGTAGCCGGGCACGGCGGGCATTAGATCGTGTTGCACAGTCCGGATGGCCCGTTCGACGACGCCCTTTTTCCAAGGGCTATAGGGCGGCGCCACTTCGTGCTCGATCCCGAGCGCGGCGAGCAGCCGACGACTCGCATGGGCGATGAAATCGGACCCGTTGTCGGACTTGATGCGCTCCGGCACGCCCCAGGTGAGGATCGCTTTGCGGATGAGGAGGCCGACCGCGGCGGCGCGCGGAGTCTCGGAAAGAAGAATGATCATCCGACGCGAATAGACGTCGATGCAGACGTAAATGTTGTGTCGGCCATCCTTGTCGAGCACGTCTATCTTCGAGGCGTCGATCTGCCACTGCTCGTTGAGACGCGTGATCAGGTGGGCGTAGCTGCCGGCGATCCGCATCTTCGACCGGAACAGGTCCGGGTTCGACAGCGCGAGCAGCTCGACCCGATGGCGCTCGCGCCAACCTTTCAACGCCTGTTGAAATGTCCGTACCGGCGGTACCGGAACCATCTTGGTGCCGACCGTGAGTGAGCCTCCGAAACGGTCGGCGACGATGGCGCGGACGTGATCGGCCGTGAGGTGCGGCTGCTTGGCGATGAGGGCGAGGCAGTAGGTCTTGACCTCGCCATCACCCGCGCGGTCGAGGACGCCGGTGCCGCGCCGGGCGGCGCCGCGATCGACGGCGAGCCGGTGAGTCTTGCCGGCCTTGGCGGCGGCGCGCCAGCGCATCAGAGAGCGCGGCGTCACCGTCTTGACGGCGACCTTTATCCACGCCGCGACCTCGATCGTGCCGGCATTGTAGAGGTCGCAGAAGTGCCGATCGGCGCGCTTGCGCCCGAGGCCGGCGGTCTCGGCGAGGCGAGCCGCCGCGGCGAGGACGGCCAGGCGCGCGTCGCGCGCGCTGCCGGCGGACGCCGTCAGCTCTTGGGCTTCCGGCTCAGCTTCGGCCTCGGCGGCGAGCGACGCCGGCAGCTCGACCAGCTCAACATGGCGGGCGACATAGGCGGCGCGGGCATCGGGCGGGAGGACGTCGATCGAGTATTCCAGGCCACCGCCGCGACCTTCGCGTTCGCGGCCGATCCAGGCGTTTCGCCGGGCGGTCCGCCAGACACCGCTGACGGTGACGGGCAAGCCCGGCAACGCCAGCTCGGCAATCTCGGCGCAGGTCAGGTAAGTCCTCAACTTCTCCCCCAAGTCCCCGAAGTCCCTACGCGTTGGCTCGCGCCACCTCGTTGGTCATTTCCGCGCCCGCCATTCGGCGTCCGCGGCAGCGCGCTCGCGCTCCAGCCGGTCGCGTGCCTCGGCGGCCAGCTCGCGCTTGAGCAAGGATTCGTATTTGTCCGGAACGACGATGAAGCCGGCCTCGCCGGCGAGCGCCTGCAGGAGGCGGCCGTCGCCGGTGACGATCGCCAGTGCGACCAGTCGGTGCGCCGGCATGTTGTGCTTGTCGCGCGCGGTCGACGCATAGGCTTCGAGCATCGCGGCGGTGACCGTCTCGCCGAGAAAGTCGGATACCTCGCGGGCGAGCTGCTCGCGCGAACGGCGGGAGTCCTTCATGGTCTCGGCGACCGCGCGAGCGATGCGCATCGCCAGCGAGTGCGCCTTGACGCGCGCCGGGTCGTAGCGGGTGACGACGGAAGGCGGGTCGTAATCCTTGAACAGGTCGAGCGTTGAGGTGTCGCGCCGAGTCATGGCCGCCGCTCCGCCGGGGAATTCACGTGCGGGGGCGTGAAAACGAAAAGGCCTGACGCGAACCGCGCGTCCGGCAGGAGCCGGCCCTGGGCACGGGAGGACTGGGCCGGAAACTGGTCGAGGGCCGCGGCGATGCGCATCGCCGGTGTCGACCGCGGCGCCAGCGCGGCCACGAGGAGGCCCACGCAGGCCGACATCATGCAGGCGGCCCTCGCCATCGTGGCGATGCGCGCGCGCGAATCGGCGGCCTTGAAAACCCCTTCAACGGCGAATGCACGGGCGGTCGATGCCGGGATGTGTGCGGTGGTGCCGGAAATAGCGGCCGGACGGGCCGAAAATCCCGCCCGGCCATGCACACGCAGAGCTTGGAGGGCGTCGTGCGTGCGCGGTTTCCGCCACTGACGCAGGCGGCGCGCTTCCCCTAAGATCGGAGTGCCAACTACCGAACAGGGGGAGAGGATGAAGAAGTCTATCGAGGAGAGAGCCCAACAATTGCTGGCGCGCAGGCAAAACGCGCTGCAGGGCAGTGACCATTTATGGCGGTATCCGATCGCTGAGGCTGCCTTGGCATTAATTCGTGCCGGCAAGCCGGTGACGATCGACAGCCTGATCGAACGGCTAGGCGTGCCACCCGACGCGTCCGATCCAACTCTTGGCGGAAGAGCGCTATCAGGCGCCATCGATCGTCTCCAGAAGCTCCGGAGCGAAATGGACGGCGATCACAAAAAGTAGACTGATCCACTTGTCGGCATCGTCGCCGCCGACCTTCTCGACCGCTGCCAGAACGGCTTGACGGAAGAACTCGCTGTCCTCATCGTCCGCGGGATCGTCGAACGCGCTCTCGATCGACGGGCGCGGCTGGCCGCTGATGTCGGCTGCGATCCATTGAGCAAACTTCAGGCCTGCGGCTATTTTTTTGCTGGCGGTGAATTCGCGGGGGACGTCGAGTTCGTCAAACACCTGCGTCCAGGACAGCGGGGCCGCACGCCGCGGCAGGAACGGATGGGCGGCGAGTGTCCCCGCGGGGATAAGTGCCGCTGCGAGCGCCAAGAGCAATTTGCGACGATTCATGACCTGCCTCATGCTCCCTTCGTGGTCGCGAGCGCCGCGCCGCAGTGAGGACAGCGGACCAAGCATTCCGGCGCCGTATCGGTCGGCGTGGATGCGCGGTCGCGGTCGGTGAACCCGTAGGTGAAGCTGCGCAGGACCCACCGGTTGAAGCCGCTATGCGAGATCGGGCCGAGCCCGAAGGCCGCCAGTCGCTTGTTGAGGCCGTCGAGAATGTCCCGCTGCTGCAGACGGCGCTCCTGGATTTGCGTGATCGCCCAGGCGACCGCGGGGTCGGCACTCGCCGGCAGCTGTTCGATCGCGGAGAGGCGTCCACGCTTCGAGCGTTCGGCTTTCATGATGCCCATCCGATCCGGATCATGGTTTCAAGGATGGCGGCCGACACGGTCAGCCAGGCGCACACGAGAAAGACGACGACCAGGATCAGCACCTGGCGGTGCTGGGCGCGGTCGGCGCCAGGGCGAGTCAAGAGCAAAAGGGCTCCGCTCTTCCGACTGGACGGTGAGGTGGGCGCCTGCTGTGGTGACCTCATGCCGCGGACCCCCGCTTCTCGGCCCCCGTGGCGACGAAAAACCAGCGATCGTCCCACTTGAGGGAACGGCGCAGAGCTTCGGTGCGGATGCGGTTGAGGTGATGAAGAGAGGGCTGGTGAACGTCACGTTCCCAGCGCGAGACCGTCGGTTGCTCGACACCGGCGATCGAGGCCATTTCGGCCTGGGTGATCTTCAGGACTTGCTGCCGGATGTATCGGATAGTCGACATGATTCGAATATATTCGAATACGAATGTCGCAGTCCAGAGAAAATTCGCAGCCGAATTAGCCGGCTTTTATGCGTCAGCGTATATCGGTTGCATGCGGACGGATCAGCTGATCAAGGCAATCATGGAGAGGCGGGGCTGGACACAGGAACAGCTCGCCAAGCGGTTAGGGACGACGCAGTCGATCGTGTCCCGTTGGCTCGCCGGAGCCGAACCGCGCGGCCCGAAGCGGGACAGACTTCGCGACTTGGCAGACGAATCCGGGATCATCGTCGAGCGGCCACGATCAGAGCGTCGTAGTGTTCGCGTCATGGGGCGCATCGGCGCGGGCGCGCACATCGAACCCGACTATGAACAGGTGCCCCCAGATGGACTTTACGAAGTCGAACTGCCGTTTATCACCGACGAGGACATGATCGGCTTCCAGGTCACCGGCCAATCGCAGAGCCCGTTCTACAACGACGGAGACGTCATAGTCGTCCACACCGAGCCGCGTATCACCCTTCAAAGCCTGATGGCGTCGGGTGAGAGAGCGGCCGTCTGCACCGTCGACGGAAAGCGCTACATCAAGCAGATCGTGCCAGGCTCCAGGCGTGGGCTACACACTTTGGTCAGCCCCAACGGGGAGCCGATCATTGATGTGCGCATCCGATGGGTCAGCGCGGTCGTTGCCCATGTCCCGGGACGACAGACACGCAAGCGTTAGGCCGTTGGGGGATCGATGACGCAATTGCTGAAGATGACCGCCGTGGTGGTTTTTTGCGTCCCGGCCATCGTACCTGCGAGCGCTGATTGGGCCGTTTCGGGGACAAAAGACCGAATGACCGATCGTGTCGAACGATCGGCATCCGTGAGAGCGAAGGAGCCGTCGTCCGGGATTGAAGCCCGCCTGCTGATGCAGTGTCTGAACGACAATCTGGTCGGAGGAAGGTTCATAAGCGTGGTTCTGTCGTCACGCTTTACCCGCGGCGCCATCAACGTGAGCTATCGTATAGATGACGGACCGGTGAGGCCGCTCTCGACACGTGTCGGCACGTTCCTAAACAACATATTCCTGATCGATTCTGGGCGTGAGTTCGAATCGGCCCGCCGGTTTCGCCTCCAGGTCTTTCCGAAAGGAGGACCGGTGCTGTTCTACGACTTCGATATCACCGGCGTCGGTCGGGCCGCCCAGGCCGTCCCCTGCGCCAACACAAAACTCGACGTTTCGGGCTCGGATCAGCCGCACTCGCTGGCACCAGGTGTGCGCTAAACGCCCTCTGGAGTGCGGGTTCCGGCTATGGACACGATCGTCCGAATTGCGGGGAGCGACATCGACCTGCTGCCCTTCGCGGCTCAGGCAATCCGGCTGTTCGGCGGCGTCCGGATCGACCACGCAGTATGGCTCGCAGGGGTAACCGCAAGACACCTCGACGAGGGACACCTAGGTCGAGCGATCATGAAGTCTGACGCGGCGGCCGTGGCGAATGCGTTGACAAAACGAGGCGCTGCCGAGCCGCTTAGAACTCTGGATCGGCTGGCGATCCGGACAGCGCGGTGGGCCTACGGTGAGAGCACGCGAAGGCGGATGGCCGGGCTGGAAGGCGGTCGGTCTTTCCGGTCGGCGCTGTTCTCGTGCACAGATTCTATGCCCAGGTGCGCAGAGGCGAGCGCGCTACTTGGTATCCGCTTCCCATTGGCCTCCGCCCCACTCGTTCCCTTACCGTGTTGCCGGGCGGAGCCGTGCCGTTGTCGGTTGGTCCCGTCACGGGAGCCACCTAATTGCAAGGTCCGGCGGCCGGACGGCGCAAGCGAAGCCACGGTCGTCAGGCTGGCGGAAGAGTGAGGCGTCGCGGCAATAGTTCGCGCAACTATTCTGAAGCGGTGACATCGGTAAAGTGCGTCTGTTGGCGGTTATCTGACTTTTGCGTGTGGTCCGGCCGATGCCCATCTTGGCAAAAGTTGCTCGTAGGCGACACGATTTTACTGGCCTTCTTGATCCTTGCTTGGCGTTGTCGGTGCCAAGTGAACTTGCGCGCCGCCGGACTGGTTCTGAGATCATTTCGCCCGGGTGAATCGCGCTAAGCCCTTGGGATACGTCGCTTTCCCCTGCCTGACCGGGTAATTCCCGCTCTTCCCACAAATCCGCCGCTCAGTGCCACATGAACCTGCGGGTTACAGGAAATCAAAGGGAAAGACAGGCGAGCCCGCGCCTCATGACAAACAACAGGGCCGGCGGAGCTTTGCGTCGCAGCTGGCATTGTCCGTCATGCCCGCGCTTGTCGCGGGCATCCACGTCTTGTTCAGCCCACGGACGCCGGCACGAGTCGTCGCGATGATGGAATGGCTGTTTGACAATCATATCAGTAACCGCAGACGCTGCCATTCACGCGCATGGATGCGGGAGAAATGCGGGCGAACACGCCGGACAAAAATTCGCGGCGTCGCCGCGCGCGCAAGGTTCTGTTAACCGGCGATGCGTCGTCGAATCGCTGCACGCGATTCGTTCTTTCGGAACAGATCGAATCCAAACGATGAACCGCGCGGCACGCGTGTGCACGCGCATCTCAGCGTGGATTGCGGGGGAGCCCGTTGTGGATCGCGGTCGCGGCAATCGCGGCGTGGCCGGTTGCGACGCTGATCTGGTGCAGGTCGGAAACCACGTCGCCGGCCGCGTAGAGTCCTTCAACGGACGTCTTCTGCTTGTCGTCCACGAGCAGGAGACCGATATCATCGCAGCGCGCGCCGAGCCCGCGGGCGAGATCGGAGCGCACCTGGCAGCCGAGTGCCGGATAGACGACCTCGAACTCGTGCATCTCACCACCGATGCTGCGGGCACAGATGCGATGTTCTTCGCGGGCGAGACCGGCGACGCGCGCCATCGCCTTGATGCCCGCCCGCGCGAGTTCGCCGGTCAGTGCCGGTTCAGGCGCGTCGGTCGCCAACACTGTGACGTCGCGGCTCCAGGTGCGCAGGAACAGGGCCTTCTTGGCCGCCGGCGTGGCGCGGCCGAGGACGCCGATCTTCTTGTCGAGCGCCTCGTAGGCGTCGCAGATCGGGCAGTAGCGCAGGGCGCCGCGCTCGATCACGAATTCGAGGTCGGGCAGATCGGGACTGTCGTCGACGATGCCGGTGGCGAGGAGGACGCGGCGGGCGCGCAGGCGCTGTCTGCCCATTTCGGCAACGAACAAATCGCCGTCGCGCTCGACGGCTTCGACACGACCGCGACGGCGGCGGGCGCCGTATTGCTCGGCTTGTTCGCCCAGGCGCGCCAGCAAGGCCTCGCCCGAAATGCCGTCGCTGAAACCCGGATAGTTGTGGCTTTCCGGGATCAAGGCGGTGCGGCTGGCGCCATCGTCGACCACGAGCACGTCGCGGCGATAGCGGGCGAGATAAAGCGCCGCCGTCAGCCCGGCCGGGCCGCCGCCGACGATCAGGCAGTCGAGAGGGTGGCTGAATGGCTCACTCAAAATGTCGTTTCCACCGGTGGATCCCCGGCGGAAAACGGTCGGCGAGGGCGCGGGTTCCAAGTCGTTCCGGGCGCACGTAGCACGAACCCGGAATCT